ACTCGAAAAACCCACAAGGTAAAAAGCTCCAGAAGAACCTAAAAAACCGAGTATCATTGTAATATTATTACCCTGCTCTCATGTTCCTCATTTTCTTTATTTTTTTTCTTTTAATATACCTTTTAAGGTTGCTCATCTCTTTGTTAAAGCTTTGCTTGAGTAATCTATTAGTGTTTGACCTAATGATCCTGCTGTATGGGTATCTCTTTCTGTAGGTTGTTTGTTCTTCTAAAGCTACAACCATCTGTAAGTTTTTGCGACCATCCTTGCCTAATCGTTTCCATTGTCCTCTTGCATTACCTCGTCTCTTTATTCCTCTAGGTATGCCGGTAAAGAATTGCTTTTTATTAGCTTCATTACTTTTAATTCTTTTATAATTTAAGCCACCGCTTTTATTTAGCATCCCTGCTTTTTGACTGTTCTTAGATATTGACCAGAAGTATTGTCCATTAGTAGCTGTTCTCGTTCCGCCATCTACTTGCAGTCGCATGAGCTTTCTATATCTTCTACCTGCCTGAGAAGTCCATCCTCTTGCATTAGGTTTTGTTTTAGTTAGCGGTAAGTTTCTCTCTGACCTTAGACCAACCCATGCTGTCTTTTCAGCTATAGTTTTTTGTTGCCTAGTTGGTGCGATATATCCAAATGCTTTCTTAGTTGCTCCAACAGGTCTATCAAAAATATATTGAGTATTCTTATTTAAAATCTTAGATAGTTGAAATACTGTTGAACCTAAAGCAAAGCCAATATGTTTTGGCTTAATGTGTTTTTGTAAGTGTTTCCACTCTTTTTTGTATGCTTTAAGATTTGACCTAACAACAATGTCAACACCTTTAGCTGATCCTATTGTTGCCATGATTTAGAGTAGCCCAATGTGATAAGAGGTTGTGAAAGGGAGGATGAATGATCTAATCATTGCGTCTCTTATGATGTTGTTAGTTGAAAGGGTTGCGTCTTGAGCTACTCAGCATCAATGCGTAATGGACATAAATGTCCATCGTTAAATAATTTCTAAAGTGATTTTGTACAAACTGTCAACCATATACTTTTTCATTAAAACAGTTTTAGTTGCTTTTTATGTTCTTCTAATCTTTGCATAGCCATATCATAATATTGTTTATCTATTTCACAAGCAGTTAAATCATAGCCCAAATTATGACAAGCAATAGCAATGCTTCCTGATCCCAAATGTGTATCTAATATTTTGTCATCTTTGTTAGCGTAATTCTGTAACAACCACTCATAAAGCTCTACAGGTTTTTGACATGGATGAATATCTGTACCTCTTAAAGCATTATATTTATCTGTATTTGACCAATCTTTTCTATAAAAATCCACCTTTTTTAATCTACTATAAGATGCTATTTCACATTTGCTCATATTAGGATGCTTAACATCTTTAAACCAAACAATCGCACCTCCTATAGAGAAACAATTAAAATAATTTGCACCCCATATTATTTGATGTTTAGAAACTCTTTTTAGCTCTTTAAAGTATTTTTCTGATGGTTTTTTATCTGCATCATTCCAATCATAATTCCATTTTGGTTTATCATAATGGTCTCTGTGGTTAAAATTGCCTATTGCATAAGGAGGATCAACAATAGCTAAATCAAAATAATTATCTTCATACCGAGCCATCAAATCCATATTATCTTCACAAGTAATATTAATATCAAGCATCTTGATATATCCATGCTTTCATTAATGCACCGCGATAATCGTTCTTTACTGTTCGTCTATCTTTCTTAAACTTTCTACCAAGCTCTGACCAATTCGGTCTATGTCTCCTTTGAGCTGAAATAGCTGTAGCCCAGATAACTTTTCTATCTTCTAATGGTAGCTTTAAACCTAGATCAAATGCTTCACCATATCTTGTCATCTGCTCCATTGTTGGTCTAATTCTTAATCTTCTTTGGTGTTTAGGATTATAGTGCATCCAATCTTCCGGTATATCTAACCAAGAGTTAGTAATGCGCTTCATCTTAACAGGAGCTAACATCAACTCGGTGCGACCTGCTTCAATAAATAAATCATCTAACTCTGTGATATTGTACTTCTTCATGTAACCTCAATGCCTGTTAGTTTTTTTCTTTCTCGCATTTGAGATTTAGTTAATGGATATTCACCTGACCAAACAACTTGTGAATCTAAGCTACTCCAATAAGGATCATGGTAAATTTCTTCTAATGCTTCATCATGGGAATAATGATCTACAACATCAAAAATTTGTTCTCCATTTTTATCTTTCCAAACTATGCAATATGAGTACCAAGATTTTTTAGGCATTATGACTTACCATTTAATTTAATAGGCATATCGCCCATGTGTTGCGCAACAGCTAACCTGGCAATGCCCTCATCAAACATTTGCATCCTTGATCTTGGGATATGTATCTCCAACATTGTTGTAAGCGTACCGATTTCGATAATTATCTCGGCAACACTATCGTCATCAGTTGGTATAGGTGTAATCTTGGTGTGTTTTTCTAACTCATCCCAATTATCACTAAGCCACTTTAAAATTTGTTTTTTTTTCATTTTATTAACCTTATCCACATCTATCCACAGAAGTTATGCTTGACACATTTTTTCAAACATCTGTATAATTTTCCTTAAAGAGCTTTTAAAATCTAAAAAGCTTATTAAGCAAAAAAAATATATTGTCTTTTTGTTCAAAAGCTTTTGAATATTTAAAAAGCTTTTAAAGCTATTTTCTTTTCTTCTTTTTCTTTTTCTTATGTGATCCATATAATCTTTCTTCAACAGGTCTTGTTGTAGTTTTTTTATTAGCTCTGTTTTGTGTTCCATATACACCCATGCTATTCTCCTTTTTGTTCTTTTAATTTTTTCTTATAATGTTGTCTCTGCAATGTAGTTAAGTCGCTTCTAGCTAACTCTTTTTCATAATCTATGCGTTCATTTCTAATTTTTATTATGCGTTTATTTTCATCAGAGCTTTCTTTCAATTCAGCTTTACCCTGCTCTGTTTTTGACCACTCAATCCAATCTTGATGAAACCAACCTGGATGATACCGACCATTCCTATAACCCAATTTATGCTTGTCCATCAGATACTCTTTTCAATAAATATTGACCTACTTTTGCCGGTATGGGAGCTGTGCCTCTTTTCCACATTTTAATTTCCATTGAAGTAAATCCCTGTCTAATTAAATCCATATCGCCTGTTCCTGTTTTCAATAACAGTCTTAAAAAATCACTATGTTTCATTTCCACATACCTACATGAACTAACACAGCAACTAGTAATGACATTGTTAATATGTGGAGATAGTCAATTTGTGAGATCATTTTCAGCTTTCTGGTTAAAATATAGAAACTCAAAAATTAAATATGTTGTCTGATAATCTGTAGGCAACTCTGGATAATTGGGAGTATTGTAGGCATGAATAATATTAAATTTGTTTAATATTTCCAAATTTGTCCACAGCTTATCTTCTTTGCAAGTCTTAAAAATATCGTATGCCTGATCTATAAGTACATAGTGAGTTTCCATTACTAATAATAGCAATTTAAGGACTTGATGTTAAACATTAAGTGATAACTATTGACATAATTATCCACATTTAGTTACTTTTTAAGTAATTAATAATTATTGAAATTTTTTTAAGTTTATAAAAATATAATACTTGCCTTGTAGGGAGGTTTAAATAAAATGTTAAATGTTGTGAGCAAAAAATCGTTAATTGGAAAAACTCTTGATGAGTATGGTATATCACGCCAAGCTGTTAGTTTAGCTTGTGGTGGTGTTGCTATGGAAACAATTAGCAAATGGTGTAACCTGGATGAACATGGTAAACCTCGTCAAAATATCTCACAGGAACACCTCCTCCAATTAGTCCATCTTATTAAAACAGAAGCTAATATAAGCATTGATCCAAGCGACCTCTTAGAAGAACCGGATTATTATATTAATAAATTAAGAGTTGTTGGTAAAATGCATGATGCTCATAAAATTAAAATTTTACATAGGCATAAAAAAGTAAGTGTAGATTCTAAATATCCACCTGACCGATCAGCAATAGAGTTTTATGATAACCCAGATAAAGTTTATTATTTTATTTTTGACTCTAATGAGTACAATCCAAACACAAAAAACTTTCATAATATCGATGCAATACTTCATTTAAAAAATGGTGAATATGTTTTTGCAAGAGATGTTCAAATTGGTTTTGATGATGAGGTTCGATATACTAATGTAATTCACTCAAAACTTTCAAAGAAAAGTCTCTTTAAAACAACTTTAAATAAGATCAAGTGGTATCATCCGATAACTGATATAAAAATAAAAATTAATTAATTATTGCCCTAACAAGAAGAAAAAGAAAATGTGTGAGACATGAGCAATGGGAATAAAAAGAGAAAAACAGTTTTACGAAACAGTTAAAAAAGATATTAAAACAATATCACCTCAAGAAAATAGTTGGATTAATTTACCAATTAGCGAGTCTCTCCAAGCGCAATTAGACCTGTTTAAGCTCTGGGTTATTATGGAAAAAACCACAGCTGGTTTAATGAAAGATGGTCAAAGAAAAGATGGCGATTGGAACTCAAATTTTTACTGTGATACGATTGATTATGGAATAACTTTATTTTTGTTAGATAAATATATAAATAAAACTTGTCTCTGCACTAAATATGTATCAATGACCGAAATACAAGATTTTTTAGAAAATGAGGGTTTATTGTTTGATCAAATACCATTGTCCAAAAGATTAAATAATTTAACTAAACAAAAACTAATACAAACTGATGATATTTTAAGTATACAATGCAACAAAGTATTTAAAAAATGTTTAGACACTCATAAGCAGTATCATAAAAAAGTTAGGTACTTATATTGTTATAATGAAACAGTTGCAGAGTTTTTAATTGACTGTTGGCAAAGAGGTAGTCAAGAAGAATTAAATCTTGCAAAAGCTACTAATATGAAAAAAGTTTATGATTTAGTAAAATCAATAAAACAAAGAATAAACATTTTTGAATAGTCAAATACTTTATCCACATTTAATTAATTTTCAGGTAATTAATACTTACATTAACTCTTGATGTTAAACATCATGCTTTTATGATGAGCAATATGGAGGATGTAAAGAAAAAAGATGTTGTTAATCAACAGACATTAAAAAAACTCCAAAAAGCGCGATTAAAATGGTTTAGATCAAAGCTAAACAAGAAAAGGGATAAAGATGCAAGAAACTGATAGCCAAAAAGATTTAGAGTTAATGACTGTATCTGTGCAACAGGTGATGAAATCAGCACAGCAAAGATTGGTCGAGTTATCTGGTCAAGATATACATGGGAAAGATTATAAGACTGTAGCTGTTAGGGTTAAAGTTTTTAGAGAGTTTTTCTCTAACTACTCTATTCACACAAGCATTATAGAAAAAACTGATGAACATATCATTATGAAAGCTGAGATATACTCACCTGGACATCGCTTAGTTGCATCAGGTCATGCAGAAGAAGATAGAGATACTAATGTAGTTAATAAAACATCTATGCTTGAGAATTGTGAAACATCAGCAATAGGTAGAGCATTAGCAAGTTTTGGTTTAGCAGGCGATGAGATGGCATCAGCTAATGAAATAGAAAGAGCCGAAGCTAAAAAGTATAAACAACAATTAGATGAAGCTGAAAAGAAGTTAAAAGCCAATGGGTAATTATAAAAATCAATTAAATAAAGCTCCAAGAACAGCTTTTGAAGCACCTGCTAACAAACAAGAGTTTAAAGGTGTTTATTTTCGTAAATCATTAAGACCTTTTACACCTAAAGATAGAGTAAGAACTAATCGCGATCCCATTGCGACTAATAACATGATTTATTTTACAGAACTTAATGTTGAAAAACTAAAAAACCTTAAACCAGGTCGTATTGTTCACAAATTATTTATTAGTAAAGATTATGAAACTCAAAAAGTAAAAGGTCATGCTACTCCAGAACAAGAGCAAGATGTTTTAAACAAGTTATCTACTGCTCTATATGAAATGCAAAGATTAGGCATGACACTTGAATACAGCTTGCAAGAATTTAGCGATAAAGATGAACTCTCTGTCGGTAAAAATTGGATTTGGACTAATAACCCTATGGGATGGACTAAAAAAGAATATGCTGAAGCTTCGAGATCGGAGGGTAATGTTAGCAATTCGAGCAAAAGCATAGGTAGTGGAGATAATTACTCAGGAAATTATCAAGGCGGTTCTGGTCAATCAACAAACACTACTCCGCCATCCACTACCGACTTTAATGATGAGGAGATCAACGATGACATACCATTCTGAGTATTTTAAAGATTTACCTGGAATGATACCTGCAAAGACTATCGCTAAAATATTATTTGGCGATGAAAAAGAAAGTTATTGCCAAAGAATTAGAAGATTAAGCGAGAAAGGCAATTTTCCAAAACCCACTATTCCATCCAACAATGGTGCAGGTCGCGCTATGTGGCTAACACCGCTTGTTGAGAAATGGTACATGGAGCAAATATATGAGCAAGATAATTCAGTAAAAGGTTTAAACCTGAACACAGATTAATTTTGGTAAATATCATATTTGTTGTTGTTACTTACTGCAACATTTTGGGAGGGTTTACAGAGGAATCGTATCGCTTAGTGGCTAGAAAGACCGACTGCGTAGCCGAGATGAATATGGAGTAATTATGGATAACAAAACTTATAAAAAAGCCGATGAATTTATCAGAATTATTTTTGCCTGCATCATGGCTTACATCCTCTTTATAACAATTTTCGTAAAGGTTTTAATAGGTGCTTAGTGCTGAGACATTTAGATTTATTCTCAGGTATAGGTGGCTTTTCATTTGGCTTAGAAAATACAGATTTTTTCAAAACAGTAGCATTTTGCGAAACAGATACATTTTGCAAAAAGGTTTTAAACAAGCATTGGCAAGATGTTCCAATTTACAACGATGTCAAAGAGTTGAGTTATGACCGACTTAGATCAGATGGACTTGTTTCAGAAAGTAACCCAATTCACATCCTTACAGGAGGTTATCCTTGTCAACCGATGTCAACCGCAGGTAAGAGAAAAGGTAAAGATGATACAAGATACCTCTTTCCTGAATATCTGCGACTTATTAAAGAAATCAGTCCAGTTTACGCCATTGGAGAAAATGTTGGCGGACATATTGGACTCGGTCTCAACGAGGTATTCGAAGACTTGGAGCATCTTAACTACAGAATCAGGTGCTTTAGTGTGGAAGCATCAAGTCTCGGAGCATGGCATAAAAGACAACGAATTTGGTGGATCGCAGAGAATGTTTCCAACCCCAAGAGCATCAATAGGAATGACAATGAGAATAACAGAGGGATTGGCAAAATTAAGGGAAAAGAGATACCTAGAAACAGAAATTTCGCATATTCAAATAAACGAAGAAAAAAATATTTCGGACAACACATATTTAAATCCCGATTGGATAGAATGGTTAATGGGATACCCTATTGGTTACACGAACCTAGAGGAATTGGAAGAACCACAACAGTCAAAAAAGACCGAGCCAAAAGATTAAAAGCTCTAGGCAATGCAATAGTACCCCAAATGGCTCATATAATTGGTTTAGCAATAAAGGAGACACATAATGGAAAAGACTAAAGCGTTATTAATGTATTTTTTATTTTTAGCTCTAGTTGTTGGGATGTATTAATGGATAAATTTTACCAAGACTTAGATGATGGTAAGAACCTAGAAAAACTAGCTGTAATGTTTTTAGCAAAAAATGGTTATCCAAATATAGAGACTGTACCATCAGGCACTTTTAAATCGTTTGATCTTTATGATGCTGAATCAGGCATTTCTTGGGAAATAAAAAAAGATGTGAAAAGCCAAGCAACAGGAAACATCATTATAGAGTATGAAATGCCACCTGGAACTCCAAGTGCTTTAAAAAGAACAGGAGCAACCTATTGGCTTATTGATACAGGTTTAAAGCTGTATAAAATAACACCTTATAAAATATGGATGTGTATTGCTGAGAATAGGGAAAAGGTTATAAAAAAAGAAAATATGATAGGTAATGGCGATACTACTCCTAAAGGTGCTTATTTAATACCTATAGAGATATTTGAGCCATATTGTGTAAAGATTGGAAAAAGTTTACTTTCTGTTTCTTAAAAAATCTAAATACTCTGCGCCATGCTCAATATCAGCAAAGCATTTAATCCAATTATGTTTATCTGCATTAGGATCAATAACAACTCCTACACTTTCACCTACGCCTGAGTAATCAGGCTCATAACCAAGTCTGTTGGCATAGTCATCATATTGTTTATAACCTCTAGCCCTAATTAACCATACTGTTCTGTCTTGAGCCATAATAGGCATATTCATAATAGCCCAATTATGTTTATGCCCAGAACAGTATAAATCCGCAGGAACTCCCATCATTGATGCCTTTAAATTACTGTGTAATGGATTCCATTGCGAATGACCTGGAAAGTCATGCGATGCAATTATTTTCATTTCTTTGCCATTAGGGAAACACAGCTTAAATTTAATTGTCCAATCTCCTTGAACAACTCCTTTTGATTCTTCCATAAACTTTAATGGATCACCACCTCTATCAACCCATAAATCATGGTTGCCATTCACAGCGATTAAAGGATCAAATCCCTCTTTGCTAAACATGTGTTGGATAAGTCGATATGAATGACTAACTGTAACCTCTTGATCTTGGTATATTGACTTTAATCTTCCAATCCAAAAATTAGCATTATCTCCTAAAAGCACCGATCTTATATAAGGTTTATTGTTTTGCACTATAGCAATGTCTCGCATCCATTTTGGCGCATTAAAATAGTTATCGTCAACATGAGGATCACCGACTAAAACAAGCATAAAAGGACTTTCAAAGTTTACCTTAACCTTAACCCAATTTGATGCTTTTTTTGCCTTATCGCGCTTTTTATACCGCCTTACCATGTGTTCAAGTAACTCAGGCAACTCCATATCTTCGTTAGGTAATAAAGGTGTTTCAAATGCCTTATGTTTATCAACAACATCAGGTTTTAGGTTTTGATTTAGTTTACCGGCTTTGTGTAGTGCTACAAGCGATCTGGCTTGTTTTAAGCGCGATTTAAATTGATATAGGGTTAGACCTAATTCTGTTGCTACTGCTTCTTGCTTTGGGTATTTCTTGCCCTCACCGCATTGCTCCGCTAATGCGATGTATTTGTTAGCTTGTTCGAGTAGCATTTAATTCCTTAGTTATATAGACCTGTGACAGCTTCAATTTGTTTTACTATCTGTTTGTCTGATTTCTTAGTTTCATGCACATATTGTTTTTCAGTAAACTTTACACCTGTAGAATGTCTCAAAATATCGGAGACCATTGGTAGTGCATCCTTGCCACCTTTTCTTATCATTTCAGTAGCGAATAAATGCCTTAAAGTGTGCGGTGATATGTGCATTGATGAGTTAGCACCCCAAATATCTTTACTGTATTGCTTCATAATACGACCTAAAACTCGTCTGCTATCATGTTCGCCTCTAGTGTTAGGAAACACTAAGTCGTTTTCTCTTTCCTCATCAAGCTGTAACTCTTTATGCTCTTGCAAGCGGTTAGCCATCGTATCACTTACATATACAAAATGTTCAAACACTCCGCCTTTTGTATCAGTAACACTATTAGACTTGCTGTTATATTGCTTGTTAATGCGTATTTCATTATCAATAATATCATCCCAAGTAAGAGCCAGAGCTTCACCTATGCGTAACCCTATTGCTTTAATCAGGTCAAATTGCAGTAACATTGTGCGCCTACGACTTTCCGCCCACTCAGGTTTATAGTTTTTGTTTTTTTCTTGATACTTATCGACTATTTTTTGTCTAAGCATTTCAACCATCTCAACATTAACAGTTTTATCTTTTGCTTGTCTTTGCAAATGCTCAAGTCTTTTTGGTTTTTTAAATGTTACATCTCTGCCATGCTTTTTTGAGGTAATGATACTTGCAAAAATGTCATCACAATTCTTTTCAAGTGCGATCCAAGATGACATACATTTAAGGTTCTTGATGTGCTTTTCAAAAGTAGTCCATGCTGACGCGTCTCTGAGGTCAACTGATTCTTTATCAGTTGCATTAGCTTTGCAGTCTTTTAAGACTTTTCTTAAAAAACTTTCAGCATTTATTGCAGTCCAATACTTAATGTTATTTTTATTACAATAATCAATAAGAATACCTAGAGACCATCTCATGCTTTGAAAATGGTTTAGACCTATTTGTTCATCCTCTAAATGTTCACAGCGTTTAGTAATATACTCACCACCACCAATTAACTGCTTTTCACCTGAGTTAGAATTTTCTAATGTTTGATATTCTCCAGGTGCGCATAACTTGATGACTTCTATCTTATCACTATCTAAATTAACTCCTGTGCTAATTTTAGTGTTTAATTCATCTAAATATGCTTGTGCTTGTTTTTTACTTTCAAATGGTTCGTTAGTATTTGGATTTTTTGCTATTTGCCCTTTTCCTATAGATCGAGCATCTACTATCCAATATGGGTATTTAATACCTTTTACAATTTTGTTTTCTTTTCTAACTTTAGCCATTATTGATCCATTTGTTCATAGATGTTATACACAATTTTATTAGAGCTATAGCTATCCCATGAATCGTAAAAAACATTATTAGACATAGCAACCCAATGACCTCTTATATGTAAAATATAAAATCGATCCTCTGCATTTGCAGGACTATCAAAGTAATTTTCATATATTGTTTTGGTTCTTAGTTTGCGGTGAGCTATTTTAATTTTGTGCCAACCATATTCTTTTAAAACTTTTTCAGAAACTCTATCATCATTTGGAAAAAAGCCATCGAGAATTGCTTGCTCACATAAAATTTCCCAAACCTTATTATAAGGTTCGCTATTTGCTATTGATATAGCCCTAATAACACAATCGTCTATTACTAAATCTTTTTTAGTATCTTTTAAGTTAAAATACTTTTCTCGACCTCCATAAGTTTTAATATAATTATTATGTATGACCTCACTATAGAATTTTTTATATTCTAAATTTGGAAAAGCAGATTGATGAACCTCAATCATATTTTTTAATTTATCCATTTCATCCTCCTAAAAATGAACGGTTAAACATCATTAATTGATGTCTTACATCATAAATTAGCAAGATTTTATTGTTTTGGCAAGTTTTTTTGCAGAAACTTTGCAGAAACTTTTAGCTTATTTGTAAGTAATTATTGGATATACCCTTGATAATAGCGGAATTCTGCTATTTGTGTGGTGAGCCCGACAGGAATCGAACCTGTGACAATCTCCTTAAAAGCCATTGGTGTAGTATATTTTATATGTTTAATAAATACAGTTATTTACATTAAAACCTAAGTAAACCCTATGTTTAGTATTAAAGAAACGAAAGAGTAGAAAAGAATAAAAAAGATGTAGTAAAACTATTTTTGCAGAAACTTTGCAGAAACTACTCACCATATTTCTTTACTAGACCGCTATCTAACATCTTATCGTTTATAGAAACACCTCGCACTTGGACTTCACCAAGTATCATTGATCCATCCATTTTAGTTTTTACAGTAAAGGTATCAGGCAACAATGTTCGTAAATAGTCGGTTGCTTTTTGACCATCAATGCCATCTGGTGCTTGTATGTTAATTAGGTGTATTGGCATAGCGGTTAGCAACACACCAAATCCTAAATCTATACTTGCCTTGATTAGACCACCATTAACAACCCTAACCAAGTACGCTTTATATAAATACATTAGTCGCTAGTTTTATCGGTTGAAATTTCGATATTTATTTCTGTATCTTGAGGAATGTCTGCATTAAGCATTATCCTGGATGATCCACAAGCCATTAAAAATAATGGCAATATTAGTATCGTTAAATTTTTCATTTTTTTCTCCATTGTTAATTTTTGAAAAGTTATCCATTTATTGAATACGAAATAACTACGAAAGGATCGCTATTATCTCTTGTGCTATCAATTACACCAAATGAAAATCCAGACATAAAATCAAAAGACATTCCATAATCTGTTTCATCATCATCAATATCATAATCATAAAAGCCGATATGAAAGCTCAAATCTAATTTATCGCTTAGACCAAGAGCAGTATCTATTGAATAATAAATCTCATCACCAAAATCCATATCCCAATCAGCATCAGCTAATATATTTGCGCCAAGTGTAAAAGCACCAATATCAGCAGAGATATTTATTTCACTTGAATCATATCCCTCATCAGTATTGTTTGGAAAAGCATAATAAACATATCCGATACTTAAAGCTCCGATGGTATAACCAACATAAAGATCAAGCTCGTAAGTTGTGTTATCGTCAAAATCTACATTTGTTACCCAAGCACCTGCCCATAATCCTGAATCACTTGATATATCAATTCCACCTGATACTGCTGTTCCATCACCTTGAGACATACCTCTCCAGACATACTCATTTGTGATTGAAGCGTTCCACTCAACATCTGCGACTGAATCTTCAAATATTAATAAACTTAATAGAAGTGCGAATATAAACTTTTTCATTATTTTTCCTTTAGTTGTTTTGTAAGTATAAAATTTCAGATATTTTCATTGATGTAGCTTTGGTAGTCTTTAAATTCGGAGTACCATCTTGAAAAGTTACAACCAATACTCCCCAAGCATCAAGAGTCGAGATTATAGGACAAGCTATATTTGAAATTTCTCTATCTAATGATGTGCATTGATTTAAAACAAAATGACCTATCACATATTCATCGCCCTCCATAAAATATCCTGTTGGCAATAAATCTTCACTATTTCTTGGTAGCATCATTAAAGGCACTACATTTCTTGCATCTACCCAATCGTACAACCAAACAGATTGAATATCGCGATCTGACCTTAATAATTTATTTATTAAATCTTCAACCTCATTTTTCTTTTCTGGTTGATTTTCAAAAACTTCTATTATTGGAATGTTTTGATTATCTTCATCAGCAGTTAGATTGGTGTATTGTTGAAAAGCAATATAAGCAATTACAGTAACTACAACTAATCCTATTATCTTCATGGCAAAAGCTGACCAATTCTGTTCTGGTGATATAATGCTTTTTATTATTTGAATTATTTTATCCATTTTATATCTCTATTATTGTTTGTGTTTCAAAATCGTATTTATGTGCATTTGTATCTACACTTTTTGAAGAAACGAACCCTGTTGCATTTCCTCTATGTTCTAAAAATTCCTCTAAATTTTCTAAATCCCCATATCCCTGATACCATTGGATTAAATCTCCATCAGAATTGTAGAAATACCCCTTTAATAACTCTAAGCTCATAATTACCTCTTTAGCTCTGTAATTGTTAAACCTGTACCTGCAAATACCCCTAAAGCATATGATGGTTCACTATTGGTATATAAAAATAATGCGTATTTACTGCCGGTAGTGCCTATAACATCTCCAGAGCTATCAATAGAGTTAGTGGCATAAGTAGCTTGTGCGCCATCTGCAAAGTCCTGTGAATCAGCTTCAGCATCGCCTAAAAAACTTGCCGAACTTCCAAAACCGGTAGCTTGTTCATAATAAGCATTACCTGCTACTTTTTGTAAAACTACACCTGTTACATATTTATTTGGAGACCAACTTCCCTTTTTTTGCACCATTGCTGTTGCGCTTATAGCAAAACCTGTAATATCTGAACCAATAGCACCTAAAGTAATTTCAGCAACTATTATTCCTTGTAATGTTGATGTGGATGAACCATTAAAATAAGAAATTGAATTTAACACAGTTGAAATGCTTTGATTACCGCTTATTACTGCTGAATACATATTTGATACAGCTTGTAGTGTTATATCTGATGTTGCTATTGTGGAAAATTGCGCAGAGACTTCTGCTGTGTAAGCTGATGCTACATTTGATGTATTAATTGATCGTAATTTGAAATAATAAGTTTGATTTAAACTAAAGGATGAATCGTAGTTGAGGTTGTATTCTTGAGCAACACCTGGAGAACCATCTATAGAACCAATTAAGCTAAAAGAACCGCCACTTGATGTTGCGTACCAAAGCTCTACACCTTTAAGGTCTCTATCAGTAGGGTTAGTCCATTTTATAGTTATTGATACCGGATCGGAGGTTGCTGATGCGGATGTGGGAACACCTGGAGCTGTAGTGTAAGAAGCGATAGTTATATTACTTGCTGTAGAAACTGCGCTATGCACTCCAACATCATTAATAGCAGAAACTTTCACATTATATGTTTTTCCGCTTGTTACAGGTGATAATACTAGCTTTGTCATTTCGCTCTCTCATTCATTTTAGAACCGAACCAGAAACTTACACAAATCGATAAAAGCCCCATATCCTCCTCATTATAGCTATCTCTTATCGCTATTAATGCGTCATCACCCTCTTGGATGGCTATAATGATTATGACAATTTTAAAGCCGACATAAGTTAGAAAAAAACAATATGTAAGTATTGGTCTAACTGATGACCTTAAATTGTTAATAAAACCACTTGATGTATTCTCAATTATTTTTTGGTCATGCTCATAGATAGATTTATTCTGTTGAATTTTTGCAAGACTAGCTAATTCAGACTGTTTCATTTTGCTCTGAGCAGTCAATAAAGCCATTTCATTTTTAAATTTTTGTTTTTCAGCAAAGAAACCTAATATTTTTGGTAAAAATGATGTGCTAAAGCCAAGTAGTGATCCTATGATAGAAATCATCGAAAAAAAATCCTTATAAATTAAGTGTAAATATGGTTGTAGAGTTTTTACATACTAATTGATGTAAAACATCAAAACTTGCTGTATGAGCTTTAAATCGCCTTAGAAGCGGTTTAGCTAAAAAAGACTATCTTTAAAAGTAAAGCTAAGACTGATGCTGTACCACCAACCATAATTGCTTCAATTCTTTTAATTCTTATTAGTGTTTGCTCTGATGTTTTTGAACATTCTTTAATATGATCTTTTAAATGTGCTTCCAAAACTGCCACCTGTTTATCTATATCGCTAATTGTTTTTTTAGGCATTATATTTCTCTCTCAACTTCTATAACTTTGTAATCGCTTTCAGAATTTTCTTTCCAAAAGACTTGGTAAAATTTGACATGAGGATCAGTTAAAGGATCACTAATATCAACAATGATGTCATCAATAATTGTTCCATCTTCTGCTTTGCTCTGGTCTTGTGTTAAACTAAATGTAGGTGTTGCTACTACCTGATCGTAAGTTGGTGTTAATGCAGGAACTGTTCCTTGACTTTGCTCCTCAGAGCTTGACCATCCATAAACTGTTGATGCTGTTTCTTTTAATAATACATCTACACCCAATATTTCACTTTCTGAACCAAAACTCCACTCAACAACTTCAAAGATTTTTTCATCAAAACCTAAACTTTCCAATGTTACTTTTACTGTATCACCTGGAGACAAGGTAAACTTTTCTAAATTAAGACCTAATGTCATTGTGTATTGCTGTCTTGCTCGTTCTAAGAATATCTTTCCTATTCTTTGAGCCATAGTGCTTGTATTAGTAAAACTTAAATTAATTTCTGCTTTTTGTTCCTGACCATCCTCAGTTACATAAGTTGAATTAGTGATAATAGGATAGTTAGCAGGTTGATAATTGGTATCAGCTCCAACATAAAGCCCTGTAACAGTATTTATTTGCTCTGATGCAGGTGTTTTTGTTTGAATATTTATTCCTGCTCTTAAATCACTTTCAGTTATTGTTAATGTTGGTGTTCTGTATTCTCCTGCTAAAATTTTATACTTACCATTCTCGTAAATCATCGTACCGGCACAAGAACTTAACAAAGAATCTAGGTTGTTTTGTACAGGTGTTCCTGTATCTATCATACCATTACAAGTGTAGCGTTTTTCAGTTGAACTATCTGCAAGTGTAACAAGCTCATCGCAAGTATTGGCACTAGCTGTAACTGTAGTCCAATCAATATTGGCATGAGGAACTCCCAAGCCAAATTCACTTCTTAAATAATCAGCAACAACAAGCGCAGGGTTATCTGAGTATGTCCAGGTAGCAGAACTATCTACAGCTTGTCCACTATCTCTAGGATCATATACTTTTTTACCTTTAACTAAAAAATTTAGACTTGGTATTCCTGATGCGAACATTCCATCTGGATCATATTTTAATCTTGCTTGAGCAACAGTCATGCCTTTAAAATGGTCTGTAGCAGTCAAATCAGTATCAGTTGTCATAATACTATCTAATGTTTGGCTTGTTGATGCGCCTAACATATCTAAAATAAAACGAGCATGATAAGTGCCATTTTTTATATATCTTGTCGGAACTGTAACTTGACCACTACCATCTAAAGTACATTCTTCATCACCTATATAGACTTTATCTATGCTTTGACATTCATGCGATGCTAATGCAAAAAGCAAATAAAGATATTCTCTATCACTATTTGTATTGCCCTCAGATATAAATAATACTGTTCCACCTACTTTTGCTTCACCATATATTAATTTTCTTGTTGATATTGGTGAACGAACATTCTGACCTCTGTTTGATAAAGCATTAAGATCAGGCATTTTTGGAGCAAGTGTTTTCATTAAAGCTACACCACCTGCGATGACTGCTCCAACTGCTAATGTTCCAAATATATAAGCAGTCGCATAACCACCGCCAAAAACAGTTAAACCTGCTACCATACCTTGTACAAATACAGCTTTAAAAAAACCGATTACAGCTCCGATTGCTTGTGCCATTATCTTAACCTTACATTGCGTATATCAAAAAAGTATTCAGTTTGTTCGATAGGAACTCTTATTATTCCTCTTTCACTAGGTGCTAAAAAAATGTCTTTATAAAATATCATTGATGTATCTGGACTAAAGCCATCACTACATCCAATATTAGCTACACCTACATCACCATCTCTTAATTTGTTTGGGTTTTTTATTTGCCGAAACCGAGCATCCCATAAATCAAACATTGTGTTTATTTTTAATTTTTTTAATGTTTTTTTAGCTTGTAGAGGACTATTCCATCTTTTAATTTTCTCTAATCGTAAATGGTCTATTCCTGTAACGACTTTTATTGCTTCTGAACAAAATATAATACAGTCATTTTCACCCCATTTAAAAGGCATAGAAAGCCGACTATCTATGTAATCTTCTAAAGTCATTAGAAAGGCAAATCTGTATAATCCCTTGGATCAATGTCCTTTGGATCAACTTTAAATACTTGTCCTACAACAGAAAATGGTACACCCCATAATATTTCTTTATCGTTTTGTATAGCATCAACAAATCGCAAAGAAGTATCGCCTGTAAATCGACTTTGTTGGTCTTGGTCTGTGTATCGACCTACTTTTCTTCGTCTCAATTCAGCTAAGTAATTTTCACATTGTATCGTAATAGCAGAATTTTCAGCTTCCTGTATAATATTCATAACATCCATTTTACCGCTAAATAATAAATATGGTTGGTGGACAAGTTGTCCATTAGTCATAGCTCCAAAATATAAATTAGCATTTTGCCCTTGATAGTTTTGCAATAAAGCATCACTTATCATATTATTTGGTATTCCAGATAGAGTAAGAGTAATACCCTCTGCTTGTAGTTTTTCTGTTTCTCTTATTGGAGATAATCCACCATAATCTCCAACACCATAATATGTATCAGAGCCAATGGTTATTTCTCCATAACCTGTCCAAAGTCGATAAGTGCTTTCCAATACTGTTATGCTACCGCCCATACCTGCATGGTTAGCGCAGTAATAATATAGTTTATCACCATAGCTTAATCCACTATCTACTACCCATTGTGTATATGCGCCTGCACTACCTGGAGTACCTACATAAGTAACTCCTGTAGTATATTCACTACCGCCACCATGCGTTCCATCAGGTGTTGTAGATAGTTTTAAAGGATGTGAACCATTAGAGCTATCGGCTTGTAAGAACTTTATTGTATTGCCTTTAGAAACATACAATTCATAGTTATCAGGTTGCTGTCCATCTAAGGTGTAAACATTACCATCACCTGTAGCAACAACCTTAGTTGTAACATTTCTAGTAATAGAACCGCTAAATCCTAACTCACAAGCAAAAAATGGCTCTGTAACTGTATCTGTAGTGCTAAAATTAACTGTTCTTGCCATTTAACTTTCTCTTTTTTCTTTGACTTTGCTTACCTGGAGAAAATAACTCAGGATAGCGGACTTTAAGCCAATCTCTTTTATCTGCATTATGAGATCGCTTACCTTTCCAATTTTTATCTTTCATGTAATAGACTCGACTGCTGTAAAACCTTGTTGGTATATGTTTGATTCTGTGATGTTTATATTCTGCTGATTAGTAGCTAATCGGAATATGCCTTGCGCATTTGAAACTGTAACTGTATCCGAACCTGATAAAGCGGTTCTTATACTTGGAAATATATCTATTGTGGCTTCACCAGAACCATTTGTGTTTACATCGTTAAGCACTTTTAAGAGCTGATTGTTAATTGCTATATAATCACCTGCTAATAGATACCCTGTAGCTGATGCTGTTGCACCTGTAATATCTACTGATGCAGAATTAGCAGATAAAGCACCATTAACTATTGGTGTTCCTGCTGAACTTGAAGCTGAACCTCTAACTGTTCGACCATTTGGATCAGGTGAAAGATAAAAAGTGCCAACTTGACCTTTTAATTTAAGAAAAAAAGCGTTCCATGCTTCTGCATCTGCTCTTTTCATTGGTTTTAAAACTATATCGACTTCCCAAAATTGTCCTCGCCATTGGTAAACCTTTTGCTGTGCTGTGTAAGGTGAGGTTGAGACACCAACTGTATTTCTTGCAATAAGACTTACTGACCTAAATGATGTGTAATTGGGAACTGTTAAAGGATAGGTAATAGCCATTAGGAAGTTGCTCCTCTGCGTCTAGCTTCTGCAACTGCTCCTACTGATGCTTGTGATATTAAAGGTAACATTCCAAGCACTTCATTTCTTACTGTAGCTTGTACACCTGTAGCAAAGTTTATGTTTTGATTAATAACAACACCACCGCCACCAAGTTTATGATTAGGAATTATTGCTCCTGATGAATGAGGTAAAAATACCTCTGCTCCATTTTCACCAACAACTACAGGTTTACCTTTAGAAACTGATCCACCCATTGCCTTACCTGGAAGCCCTAGTTTATCTAAAAACCCTCCAAAACCTGCTGTAAATGGAGCTATAATAGCTCTAAATATTAACATTCTTACAGCTTCTCTTAATAGTGTTTTGCCTAAGTCTTTTAAACTTTGTCCAACTGATTTAGTGCCATCAATAATGGCATCAAAAGCACCTACAAGACCTGTCTGGAATTTCTGTGCAAATTGTTTGCCTTGTTTTTCTGCTAAATTTTGTGTTGCGCCTAATTCTTTTAAAGCATTTGATAAATGTTTTATTGTCGATACTGTTTTTGTTTCTTCATCACCTAATTTTTTTAATGATTCAATATTTTTTTCTATCGCTTCATTTTTATCTAATAGGAGTTGCATTTCTTGGCTAACAAAGCCCTCTTGTTTATACATCCCTCCTAATTTACTTTCTAATTCTTCTCTTTCTTTTATTTGTTCATTGATCTCTTTCTGTTTTTCTATCAATTTATCAAGCTCATTTCCCTCCAGAGTTTCTTTGAATTTATCAAGATCACTTTTAAATAAATCATTTACTGTTTTAGCTATTTTACCTACCGCAGTAAGCACCCCAATAACAATAGGAGCTAAATTCATAAATGCTTCTTTTAACTGTGTGCCAACTATCATTAATTGCAGTCGCATTTCTGCATTAAAATCTTTGGCTTTTTCTGTCATAGTGCCTGACATAACTGCGCCTGTTTCTCTCGCAGTTTTCATAAAGCCCTGTAATTCTTTTGATCCTCTTTTAGCTAACTCAACTAAAACAGCACCCTCTGAGTCAAATGCTTTAAAGGCAAGTCTTAACTGTTCTTGCGCATTTTCAGCGTTAGCCATTGCATCAGAATATTCAAAAAATGCTTGTTCTACAGATTTTACTGTTCCATCCACATTTCTTGTGCTTATACCAAGCTGATCTAATGTTCCTTTTAGCTCACCTGTGCCTTTATCGGCTTCACCTAATCGTCTAGAAAATCTTTGTAGAGCCATATCAACAGTTTGGGACTGAACTCCGGCAAATTGCTCACCTGCTAATCGTAATGCTTGTAAGCTATCTGCTGATAAACCTATTTTATTTGCGGTTATAGCTATTTGAGAACCAAATTTAACTGCATCTTGGGTTAATTGACCTAATCGCAATGCACCTGCAATAGATACTAAACCACCCAATGCAACAGATAATCCGCGCATCCTTTTTCTTGATCTATCAAGACTACTATTAAAAGAACTAAAAGCTCTTTTTGTTTTATCTGTAGCACTTATCTGAGTTTCTAATCTATTTGCCATCTTCTTTCATTCTCTTGTGTTCTAAGGTGAGGTAAGCTATCCAAGTATGGAACTCCTCAATCGTCATGTTTTTAACTGTATCAACTGTTGTGTGTAACCGATCAGCGACCAAGTATTGCATATACAATTCTTGATCGCTTTTTAGTTTCCCTCAATAGTTTCCACAGTTGGTATATCAAACAGCTTTTCCAACATTCCTGTTGCAATAGCTGTTATGTAGCCAACATCTTGATTAGCTAAATACATAGAGTCGGCTTGTGCAAAGATAGCGTTACCATCTTCATCCTTACATTTAAGGATTATCAAATCTACCATTGCACTAAATGATGGTATGTCTCCATCAGTCATTGATTTGTAAAAAGTAGGATGTTTCTTTCTTAGTTTTTCATCTTCTTTTACAGTTAGTTTTGTGAAGTAAACAACGAGGTCATTACCGCCCTCGTCAAGACCTGGCAAAGTTAAAGGAAATCTATCCTGATCGCTTTGCATTTGCTTTAAGCGTTCACTAATATTCATGTTTCTATGGTACTGTTGACTCTGTTAATTTAGAGTTACCTTGTATAGATACACTAGCGGTTATTGGTGAGTTTGCATCCTGAGACCATGAAATCCCTGTTACAAAACCATTTCCACTTAAATATTTATCTGATGAAGTTGAACCCTCATAATAAAAATCTACATAAACAACTGAGCCATCTCCTGCACAAGCTGATAAAGCTGATGCTTGAGCGGTATCTGTATGGTCATAACTGACCTCTAATGTAGCTGACCAAGTTTCTTGTGCGGATGTAAATTGTTTAAAGTCCGATCCTATAGAAGAAACATCGACATTCTCGACTGTTTTTTCTAAGCTATAAGATGTGCATTGTCCTAATACATCTGTTGGTGAACTTGAAGAACCAAGTTTAATTTGAGCAATAGTGCCTGTGTAAAATGCCATTTTTTATTCTCCTAATTACTGTGGTGTTGAAGCATTTGTTGCTAGAGTCATATATAAGACTCTGTAGGTTAGTCGGAGAATCCCTATTGGTGATTCTCCTATTGAGGTAAACTCAATCTCTGTTGATGTTAATTCTGAATCTACAGCTTTTCCATTTAGTAATGGATCAGCTCCAATGGCATCCTCAACCTCTTTTGATATTGTATCTAGTGTATCTTCAATATCATTATTGGCTTGAGCATAACCCTCGATCAGTACATCTAATTCTCTTTCATAAGTCGATGGACTTAATGTGCTTTTTGTAGAACTTTCGTTCTGTGTATAAATTACAAGTCCAGGTAAGTCATCAGCATCAAGATTATATAATCTAGTGTCATATACTCTTGAACCTGTAGTCGTTAAACCTGTGCATAAGGTTACAACCTGTTCTCTTATTTGTTGTCTTACATGGCTCATTGTTTTTGCAGTCTAATTGTTGATACTCCCATTCCATCACTTTCAATTACCTTAACTTTGTAGGTTGTGTCGGATGTAATATCATTGCTTGTTATAGGTACAATAAGAGTATCGTTTTGATCATACCCTGTTGGTAAATCATCTGTTTTCATGTAAACAACAGGTGAACTTGTACTAACAGGACTACCAAACTCGTCAAATGCTTCAAAGAATTGGTTATCAAATACAGCTTTGACTTGGTAAGTGTCGCTTGTAGTAGCAACAGTCCACCTGCATATTACAGCAAAATCTTCTGTGCTAAAAAATGCGTTATTTGCTAGATTTATTGACATCTTTTGGCTCTTGTTCCGGTAGATCAGGAGCATAGACCATTGGTTCTTCTGTCAATTTATCAGTAGCGTAACCTCTTAAAATAAGTTTTTGGACAACTTTTGGACTTTCATCCAATATATCGCCTTTTTTTGCTTTACCGCCATTTACAGTAATAGATTTGATAAGTTTAACTTTCATCTCTAGTACCTACTTTGGCATCAGAAACATCTAAGCCCTCAGATTTGTTTGATTTTTTAGATTTGCTTTTAGCTGTTGTTTCACTTGCTAAATTATTTGCGATTAAATAACGAGCATCCTTATCTTCAACTTCAACTGTTGAACCTGCTGATACAAATGCGCCATCTATTCGCATATCTCTATTAGTTTTTATTTTCATAAGTTTTAAAGGTGCGGATTGCTCCGCACCTTTCCCATTAAATGAGTTAGTTGTTAGCATTAAGCTGATACACAGAAGCTAACAGGATGCTTAACTGCATAATCAACTGATGATAATGCAACTAGTCGTAAGCCACCTGATGTAGATAGTGCATAAGGATCGGATTGAATATCTAATCCACCCCATGTAGCAACTATAAACTCAGAGAAGTCTCCAAGTATTACTGTGTTAGCTGTAACCTGGCTAGAAATTAGAACTTGTATTCCATCTAGGAAATCATCTCTAATTGCTACAGGAGAACCTGCGCCATTGGTTGCTAGTGCTTTACCTGCACCATAAAGAGCAGGAGTTGTAATATATCTAACAGAACCTGTATCTAAAGTTGCGTTATCTTCAAATATCTTAGTCTGCATTTCAATATATTCAGCGTAAGTTGGTGCGCCTGCAACACCGAAAGCTGTTGCGTTTACACCTGCTGTAGTTTCAATGCCTGTAGGTTGTCCACCTGCACCTGTACCACTTACTGATGCTTGATCCCAAGTAACACCCATAGCTCTAAGCAGGTTATTTCTAACCATGTTTTCTACGCTAAAGCCATCTGTATTTTGTAGAAGTGTTCTTGTTAAATCTGTGTAAGCACCATTAGTCTTTTCAGATAATGTTACTGTGTCGATTGTAGGATCAGAAGCTCCAACTGCAACACCCTCAGTAACCCATGCACTCGTACTTAAAGCAGATACTCTTGGAATCGTAATATTTCCAGAATTATTTGCTAATACAGTTGGGTTAGCTTGAAGAACTGTGCTGTATGGAGTTAAGGCATCGATTAAATTACCATACTGCTTATCGTCATAAACGAATCCTGCACTATTGGTAGTATTCATGGTTCTTTTACCCCAATCATTAGTTACATCTTCTGGTACAAAGAAACCTTTTGGCTCTTTACCAATTTTTTCAGCATAAGCTCTTGATGCTTCAACTTCAAACTGTGCATCTACATTCATGCCTGCTTGATGTTTAGCCATTCTAACAATGCTAAAATTTCTAGCTTCTTTTTCTGATAAACCAATTTCATTGCTTTCGATTGGTTGATTTTCGATTTGAGTTAGTAACTCACCTCTGAAAGATGATAAGTCTTTACCATCTCTAATAGCTTCTCTTGCTAAGTCTTGTTTATGATGTCTAGCACCAAGCTCGATAATTTCAGCGATTTCTTTTTCTCTTTTTGCAAGAACTTCATCTGTTTTCACTCTTACTTGTTCCTCAACATCTACTGATTTTGTTTCTTCAGTCATAATGACCTCCTTTTTATTTTCAGTTTTTATTGGTTGATTTAAAGATAGCGATCTTCCAAATCCTACATTTTGGTCTGCGC